GGTATTCTATTACTTATTGCTTCTTTAGTCTGTGCAGGAATAGCCTCTTCTGCTAAAAGCTCTTCAGGTTCTATTGCATCTAAACACCATTGCTCAAACTCTTTCTCTGTATATGGTCTAGCAGTGCCATCTGCTTCTATGTGAGTCATCTTTTCGGGAGACATTCCGCGGCCTCTCCAAAACTCTATTTTTTGTTCTAATGTGTATGCCATGTTAACTTCCTACGTCTGTTTCTTCAAAACCGTTTATGCCATAAACGTTTATTACTGTTGTGTTACTACCGCTTCTAGCGTTGCCTTCAGCGTTTCTAAATACCATGCCTCTTGGCATATACCAGTTTTGACCGTTTGTACCGGTCATTGGTTCTGCATGGTTCCAATCGCAACTCCACCAAACATAAGTTTCGCCGTAGTCTCTAGTTCTATGAGCAGATGTTCCTACAACTGCTACGCCTGTCTGTGTATTAGAGTTAGGCAATGCTCCAAAATAAAAGTCTGCGATTTGAAAACTTTCACCGTTTGCGTCTGTTCTATAACCCGCATTACCTGTATACCAGTTGGTTATAGGACACAAGCTGGTTCTATTTGAGTTGTAGTCTGCGTTTATAGCGCCGTCGTTTGATGCTCCCCAGCTTTGACTGTATTGATAGTTGCTGTCGCTATCTTCGTTGCCTTCACCGTCTATGAATCTAAAATAAGGACGACTACCATCTGAGTCAGGATCGACTGTTAGGTATATACATCTATACATTGCATACCTATGATTAGTGTTATCCCAACGCACAGTTAATGAGCTCCATTCTGCTGTACTTCTTTGACTTGTAACCAGCGTCATGTCTCCGAGGCCTGCAAAAGTGTCTGTATTATTTAGATCATAATAACCTTTGAGAGCCTTTGTTGTTGTATCTTGAAAGATAGCTCCTACAGTACTATCTCTGTTCCCGCCACTTGCTTGGGGGAACGTCATTCCATATTGATTTAATACGATTGCCATTAGTAATTTACACTCTCTGATTCTTCGTATCCGCCTACGCCAAACACGCTTATTATTGTACTACATCCTGTGCCGCCACGTACTGATCCTTCATGACTTCCAAAACGTAACCCATCTATTTTATAAACCTCTCCATTGCTTGCGCCGCCAAGTGCATCAGGCGCATTGCCTAGATTTACTTCTCCGTAGCCTTGGCTATGCAATACACCATTTGGTGTTCTACATGTACTTAAACATTTGAATACCGGACGGTTTTGACTATTGGAACTAGGTATTCCGCCTGAAATACGTATAACAGCTAGGTTATGACTTTCGCCATTTGCTTGCGTTCTATAGTCTGATCTAGAACGATCTCCTACTGTTTCCCAAATTGAGCTGTACCAATAGTTGTTAGATGCTCCGTCATAACCGTCATTTGAACACCCCCAAGCGTTTACATATCCGTATTCGCTGTCATCAATTAACGAGCCGTTGTTGTATACACGTAGCCAAATACCGCCAGTTGTTGTAACATCGTTGGTTAGCATGTATACATCATATGATAGATATCTAGGCGTCCAGTTTAAATCTAGTGTAGTCCAAGAACCATAAACCTTTCTATGAGCTACAAGATTGCCGCCGCCCATAGCATGCCAACCTTCACCGTTGCCTACATTATCGGCAAGATCGTGATACATTTCATAGGCTTTATTGTCGCCATTGAATACTATGTCTCCAACTTCTGGGCTAATTGTTTTTCTTTGAGCATGAGTAATGCTCGGTAATCTAACTGAATACTGTGTTAATTGTGTTGCCATTATCCCATATCTCTTTCTTCGTAACCCGTAATACCATAAGCACAAAATACTGCATTTATACCTTCTGCGGCATCTCTTGCATTTCCAGTACTCCAGTATATCCTACATCCTGTTATAGGCCACCAGTTTAGGCCTCCATTAGTGCTTTTTGTATTACTATTCTGGTCTTGTCTATAAATTCCGCCGAACAAGCCGCCACCTGTTCTATTTTCACTTCTATAACTATACCAACCATTTATAATTTTTTGCTCATGTGAATTTGTAGGTAAATTAGCTACAAATGTTTGCATGTGATAGTGATCTTCTGCTGTTGATGCCAATTGATAAGAACCGTTAGTAGGCGAAATAAAATGTCTACTAGTTGGGTTTGAATTTAATCTATTGTTTTGATGTGCAAGATCCCAACCATCATTTGCACAGTGAAATCCAATAGCAGTGCCATAATCACTGCCGCTGTCTACACCGCTATCATTTCTCCAGCGTAACTGTAGATAGGCATTGCTAGAACCGGGATCGGCTAGCACACAACTTACTTCGTAAAACGCATATCTATAATTCGAACTGCCCCAATTTAAATCCAAACTTGACCAAGTTCCAGATACTGCTTGCCTTGCTAGTAGATGTCTTCCGCCAACTCCGTACCAACCATCAGTGCCGTATGCATTATTTTTATACAGCTCATAGGATTTGTTTTCAGTGTTATATCTTATATCACCTTCGACTGGTGATCCAGTACGATTTGCTTTTGTACCTGCTCCTATTTTAACTGAATACTGTTTTAACTTTGTTGTCATTTATCAAACTCTACTTTTTTAATTCTTCTACCTGCGCTTTCAACTCTTTAATTGCTTCTACAAGCAAAGGAATAACTTTTTCATATTGGATAGTAAGATAATTTTCGCCGCTTATACTGTTATTGTTTTCATCAATATCAAATGGTGCTGGCTTCACTATCTCCGGAAGTACTTCCTGTACTTCTTGAGCAATAAGTCCAACTTGTTGACTGTAGTCGTCATACCCATATTCTTCTGCTTTTTTGTTTTGAGTATATACAACACCATTAAGTGATGCAACTTTATCTAGTGCATCGCTAATATTTTCTTTTATATCTTTTAATCTTTTATCAGAATAAAATGCAGTAATTGCGTTGGTTGCTCTAATTTCGCCGGCTGTACCTGAAGCGTTAGTGTTAACACCTAAACTATCTACACGCATGTCTGCGGCAAATGTTGTACCACTTATACCTACGCCGCCTGTTACAACAAGTGTACCTGTAGTTTTACTACTAGAGGTAGTGTTATCAGCAAGTTTTAGTTGTCCTGTGCTAGGATTGTATTGGAGATTAGCGTTAACTAAAACATCTGTAATTGTAGCATTACTATTTGCATTACTAAAAGTAATATACTGTGTAGCGTTTGTAGTAGTAGTTGTTCTACTTATGTATGGGTCTCCCCAATTAAGTGTACCGCTTGCATTTGTTTGTAAAAATTGATCTGCACTTCCGTCTGCATCCGGTAGTGTCCATGTGACATTACTACTAACTGTTGCAGGTGCTTGAAAAGCCACCCAATTACTACTATCAGAATCCATCAAACGCATATCACCTTGTCCGTTTATTTCAAGATTCTTTGTAACAATTACATCGCCTAAAGGATTTAAAATTAAATCTTCACCTGCTTGTACTGTTTCAATAGTATTTGTTTCAACTGATAGCGAACCTAATCCTGGAAGTGCTACACCGTTTGATATTCTACGTCCCATATCTTAATCCTTAAACCGTTGCTGTCTCAATGCCCATAGTCATTGCAGACACATCGTTTCCGCTAGATGTAACAATCACTCGTGTTCCGGATTCAATAACTAATCCAGTTCTTTCTAGCACTCCGTTAGGTACTAAGTCTGCACCAAATTCTATGTACTCGTCATCTGTTGCTGTATCAGCACTAGAAAGTGCTATATTTATAGTTACAGCACTTGATGATCTATTACAAACGTTCACAGTTACGACAGAGAATATATCGTTACCAACGGTATATATTACTTCTGGAGTCGCCGCTACTAAGTTTGCTGATCCTAATCTTCCTGTTGCCATTTTATTTAATCTCCAATGTATTTATGTTAAAAAGTAGTTCCAAGCAATTGGAAGACCTGTTACGCCTCCCTGGAAGTTTACATTTGCTTGCACACTTATTGCTCCGCCTGTTGTAGTTGTGATTTGATCGTTTGCAATATAGATAAATCCTGACGTCACACTATTTACGTTCAGTGACGCACCACCGCCACCAATTTGTGAGCTAATATACGCTTTGATTGCTCTTTGTGTTGGAATAACACTATCTGAATCTTGTGTAAAGAACGGGTCTGTACTAAATTCCTCAATAGTTGCTGATCCACCACCTAGTGTTACCTCACCTAGTGTTAGTTCTTGTAGTCCTGCTATGTTAAATGCATCTGCATTCAATGTTGCAATACCAGTTGACTGCTCAATAGTAAACAGCTCACCAACTCTAAAGTTACCATCCTGGTCTGTACTTGTGTAGAATACACGACCACCGTTGCTATCAACAGTTTCTCTGTCTTGGTTAGGATCAACTAATGGTAGTCCTGGATAGTTTGTATTTTCAAAGTTTCCAGTTCCAATATCAAGGAAGTCGTGTCCTGTTAATCTTACTTGTGAATAACGTATGCGTGTTGTTACCTCTACGCCGTGTTCAGGTGAACTAAAGATCGGCATTTCTGGACTAATTTGGAAGAATGCATTATATGATCCTTCGTAATCGCCTCTAAATGTAAGAACATTTACTAGTTTAAATGTTTGATCTGGTAAGTGACTAAACACTACGTTTGATCCAGATACTGGTCTATTTGTGCTGTTTCTTATTGCAATAAAGTTACCACTTTGATAAATGTCAGCATAACCGTTACCGTCACTTATACTTGCACTTGCACTTACGTAGCCTGCGCCTCTGTCCTTAAAGTCAATGATACCAATAACACCGTTGCCAACTCTAACTTGAACTGGAGCTTCGTAAATGTTATTAGGATCAGTAATACTCATACTAGGTGTACTTGTATAGTTAGATCCTGGATCAGTTATTCTGATTGCAAATATTTTTGTTTCTGAAACATATGCTCTAGCTTTTGCTCTTGCACCTGCTCTGACTCTATTTGTAGTAGTTGAATTATCATCAACATATACAAACATTGAATCATAATTTGGATTACCAAATGCTACTTTACTGCTGGTTGCATTAGCTGGCACTGTTCCGGCTCTTTGTGTCCAATTAATACCATCTGAGGATGTATGAACTGTTGTGCTATTAGTAAGAGCAAACACGCCTCCACCATAAACAATATAGTCATTATTGAATCCTACATCTAGTATAGTCCAACTATCTGCGTTATCGTTGCTATATGCAATATCTGCATTTGCATTATCGTTAGCAACAATCCATTTGTTATTACCAAATGCAACACTATTCCATCCGGTGTTACCTGCGGCTGTTAAAACTGCTGTAGTCCAGCTATTGCCGTCGTCGGTTGAATAAGCAATAGTATTACTGTCTGAAGCTACTGCTACCCAAGTACCTGCACCATATTCTAAATCGGCCCAATTATTTCCTACCGGAAGTGAAATTGCAGTCCAACTTGTTCCGCCGTTAGCTGTTATTGCTCCTGTGCTAGTGCCGCCTTCTATTACCATCCATTTTCCGTTACCGTATGACATAGGCATATTGCCGCCACTTCCGGACAATGCTTGAGCACCTTGTGTCCAAGTTAAACCGCCATCATAACTGTATGCTGAATATCCTTGAGGATTTATTGCAACTGCAACATCTTGATTAGGCGTTGCTGTACCGCTACCTGCTCCAACACCGGTTGCAACAAATATAGTTCCTGGTTGATTTGATAACGCACCAATAGAGGTATATGCTGTATCTGATACTGTTAGAATTGTGTAAGAACGTCCCACAATAAAACTACCAGCAACTTCTTGTGCTGTTAATGCTCCACTTGCTACCGATGCAACTCTCTGGGTACCGCCTGCAAATGATGGATTTGTACCAGACTCGGTCCAGTCAACACCATCATAACTATATTCAGAAGTTACACCTGATGCTACACCCATAAACTTGCCGCCTCTTGCATTGCCTGTAATATCAAATGCCTGAACTTCGCCGTTTGTACTGTTTACACTAGTAAGGGTAATTGTAATATCATTAGTATTGTTTTCTCCACCAACTAAACTACCTAAAATTGTAAGGGTATCACTGCGCTCATAATTGTTGCCTGCGGTGTTGAGTGTTACTGTGTAATTTTGATTTTTAACTGTTACATCAAAAGTTGCACTGTTACCTTTGCCGCCGCTTGCTGAAACATTAGTGAATGTTTTTTGTAATCCAATAAAGTATACACCATTCAACAGTGAGCCTGCACTTGTACCTGCGTCATTTTCATATGCAGGTTCTGAGAAATTAATCTCAGGTTCAATTACATATGTTGTTGAAGCGTCAGGTGTTACTATTGTATTACCTGCACGAATATTGTCCCATCCGTCTGATACTGAATCAACCGTCCCTGTGCCTGAACCTGCACCTGTAGCTGTAAATATTTCGCCGACAAATGGTGTTGCACTGGCTCCTATTGCTGTAAAATCAGTGTTTCCTAAACTTGTAATTACGTACTTAGAAGAAGCCGATATACTAGTTAATGCAACTTCTTTTTCTCTTTTTACAATGTTAGCAATTTTATTACCAGCATTATAAGATTCAATAATCCCAAACTGTCCTGCACCACTACCGCCGGTAAGTAACAACTTCATTCCAATATAAGCTGAACTTAGCTCATCATCTGTAGCGGCAATAGTTAAACTTGTTGAGGTACCTCCCTGAGCTGTGTTTGCATTAGTAAGATATCCTGTTCCACCAAAGTTTCCATCTGCTTCTGGAGCATTAGTGCTATCGTCTACATTATCCAGTAATCTTATGTCAAAGACTGCATCATCTCTGAAATCAGTTTGTTCTACTCTGACGCCTGTACCTGCTCCGTTTAACTCCCAAGTAACATCGCTATAATTGTTACCAGCATTATCAAATGCTAGTTGTAAAATTTCTTGAGCACCGTCTGTTATAGTATCTCCTACAGTAGCTACATACTGGAATCTGTTATCAACAATAGCAGTTCCTGGAGTTTCTCTGTTATCAAACCCTTCTGCTACTGAACCAAAGTCACCATATGAGTTATTACCATTAGTACCACGTATTCTACCTCCGTTTTCAGCAAGGTAGCCAATATGTCCATAATAGGTAAACACTGAAACAAGTTCTGCTCTACCGTTATTAGTAATCCAAGCACCGATACCGTCTGATATAACTTGTGTAAAGTCGTTTGAAACAATACTATCGTTGCCGCCATCGTGTAAAGCACCGTCAATCTTTTGACCAACTGCCGCTGTACCGAATGTTGTTACGTTTTGTACGTATGGGGAGCGGGCATTAATCCAAACTCTTTCGTCTTTTGGCCCCCAGCCCGGATCAAGAGATACATAAGCGCCTGCTGTTGGACGTCTTGTTCCGTAAGCATTTGCAGGACCTAGGTCTCCGCTTAGATCCGCTAATGTTTGATTTCTAATGCCTGTAGCATTTCTTACATAGTACATGTCTTCTTCTAAAGAGCCTATTACGCCGTTCGCATAATATCTTGCCGCCATATAAGACTTGTAATTGCCGGGATATTTTAAATCATAAATGATAGCATCTATATATCTATTCACATCTCTTCTACACTTAGCATCATCGTATACTAAATCTGCTGTAACAGCTTTAGTTTCGTCAATCAGCGTTATTTTTGAAGTAGCGTATCTAGTTGCCGATACTGTAAATGTTGTATCACTTAAAACTTCATATACATAGTATGTTGTACCAGCAGTTAATCCGCCAATGTCTGCACTAAATTCTATTGCTTCAAATTTTTGAACATTTGGATTTCCAGCATGTGTTACTATACCGCCTGAAGCTGTTGTTGAACTTACAGTTATTTTATTTCTGATTTGAGTCCATGCACTAGCTTCAGCAACAATAAAATCTCTATTTAATTCAATTTGTCTAGCCGCATATTCTACATTGTTTCTGTCCGAAACTTGATTTGATCCTTCAGTTGTTCCGCCATAGATAATTGTGTCTAGTTTATCCCATACATCACTAAATCTGTCCGTAGCAGATAGGGTAACATTTGCAAGAATGTAATCTTTTGCAGTTTCGTATGCAGTAAGTGTAGATGCTTTTTGTCCTTTAGTATAAACATCTGCCGCATTGGCTCTTAAATAAGATCTACCTGCTCTAACAACTTGATCTCTAATTCCAAACATATAATCATAAATTACAGCATCAATAACAAGCCTTGTATCTCTGATACACTTGTTTTGAATATAAAACGTTTTAGTTGTTTGACCATCTGTACTTAATGACCTAGGGAATGTAAGTTCTCTAACTCCGCCTGCATCTGTACAAGTGACTAAAACTTCTTCTATGTCTACAATATCTCCAGCAACAAGTCCATGATTAGCAGTAGTAGTTACTTCTGCTTGTCCTGTTAGATTATCATAGTCAAAATCTTGAACGTTTAAAACAGTTCCGTCTGCTTTAGTTACTGTACCGCCGCTAACATATGTGTGTACAATACTACTCTTACCTACATAAACTTGGAATGTTGTAGCAGTCAAATTAGCAGTTTGTATAATAAAGTCTGTATGCCAGTTTGTTTTATTTAATTCGTCAATTACAGCATATACAGTATCTTGTGTTGCGCCACTTATTTCTTCGCCATCTGTTTGTATACTTGCGCCGCCGTCAACAGTAATTGAGGTATCAACAGTTGCACTTTCTACAACATCGCCTACAATAGCTAATCCTGACCCATTTGTCAATGAAGTTACGCTTCCTCCGTACGAATCTGACACTGTAAATGTATTTGCAGCCGGTGTACTAATAATCCAATAGTTTGTATTTTTTACAAATCCATTTGATGTTGTTCTAGCTCTAAATCTATCACCTACACTTAGACCATGTGAAGTACTTGTTGTAACAACATTTGTTGCTATGTCTGTAACTGTTACATTTGGAGCATTTGTTGTTCCTAAATTTACAATTCCTATAATAATATCTAATAGTTCACCGATTCTAGTGCCAGCGCCTGCTGATCCTGCGGTTGTTTTAAATTGACCGTATTTTGAATTTAATGGTGTAACAGTTTGTGCTTGTGCAATTGAAATCATTAAATTTTTCAAGTAGGTCCAAGCCGCTGTTGTTGCTGCCTTTTCCCCTACATCAATAACGGAGTCACCGTCTCTCCCGTCATAGTAGGCTAAACCTGCATTGATTGACTGACTATTACCACCGTATGTAATATCATATGCTACACTATCTAAAATCCAACCTACATCTCTACGACAACTTGTTTTACTGTATTTTAGTGTAGAATAATTATTATTAATATATTGTATTATTTCTTCTTGAAGGAATTTTTTATTTCCTAAAATATTTCTCTTAGCATCACCATATCCTGCTAAAAATGAGGTATTATAACCTACAGGTATACTGCTAGACGATTCAATAAAGTTTCTTCCGCCAATTTTATAGTCAATGTTATGCATCATAACATCAATTAATTTATCTATACGATTTTGTTCTTCTGTGTCTGCATACGGAAAATCTGCATTTTGTGTTAATGTATTTCCTGTGCTTGCACTTACAGTTGTACCGACTACAACTTCAGACACTACTGTTTTTAAACGCTCTAACGTGTCCATACTATAGTACGAATCAATATCGTCAAACAAACTACCTGCCGGGCCTGCATTTACTGAACGTAGTTCGTCACCTAAAATACAAGTTTCTCTAGGAACAATAATAGGAAGTACTTCTCTATATTTTCCTGTTTTAACATTAATAATTTTAGTAGGTACATATTCTGCGGGTATATTATCTGCTTCACCGGCAGTAATTGCATCTGTAATAATTGTTACATTGGATGTAAGTTCTGCAAGTGCGCCTGCTTCGGCTTGTATTCCTGCTTCAAAGTATTGATCAACAACTACAAATGCCGCACTATCACTATTTTCTGCTTGATAATTAGTTGCAGGTGCTTCTTGATTTAGAACATTTTCTATAAGAGCTAATCCATACTCAATTGATGCAACTGTTTCTGCTTCTTGTCCTAATGTGTAAAAGTTTCCTGCATCATTTACATATGATAATGCCGCTTTTCTTGATTCTTCGTTAGAACTATGTCCGATATCATGTATTAATGCTTCAATAATATAGCCCATATCTCTTTCACATTTTTTTGTATCGTATGTGAATGCTGTAGTAAATGGTGCAGTATTATTTGTGATTTGATAGTTTGTCCATTCTACAATTTCTCTTTGTATAAATGCTTTGTTTAATGTAAGTAATCTTTTTGCATTAGGATTTCTTGGTCCTAATTCTACTTGTTCACACGCATAGCGTATTGTCTTAAATGGTTTATCGAGTGTAAGTCCGTTAATTGGAGCAGGTCCGTCTACACCTTGAGGTGCTACGTAATAAACGTGATCCGTTTCTCCGAGTGTTACCCACTCTGGATCTTCTGTGCCTGCACGTAAAATTTGTCCTTCTGTACCTATTGGCAATCTTGCAGGACCAGAACCGCTGTAATAAACCATATCACCGCGAGCTGTCATTACTGCTGTTTCGCTACCAATACTTAATACATTCCAGTATGTACCGGTTACATCTAAATCAGGACGGCTATTTTCGTTTCCGCCGCCTGGATCTGCTGGATTGACTGTTGAAAAGTCATCGCCTTCTGAAATGTGTCCTAATACACAGACATATGCGTTAGAATCATAACGAACAACATCACCTAGTTTATACGCTTGATCATCTAGCCATTCGCCTTGCCATGATAGGCCACTTGTTAATCTTGTCCAATAAGAAGCATTAGGAGGTTCTTGACCTGTACTATCTGCTGTTGCAAGGTATGTATAACCTCTTAATCTAACGACTTCGCCAACTTTGTATGCTGTACCACTTGCCCAATCATTTTGGAAACTAAAGCCTTTTGACAGCTCTCCCCAATCTGATGTTTGTGTTACAGGATTAGCATTAGTGTTTATTGTTTTAGATACATATTGATTCCCGCCGTATACAACAACATCGCCTTGTTTATATTCAGTAGCATCACTCCATGTATCTTCAAATTTAAATCCTTCTACAAACTGATCCCAGTTAGCAACATCATTATTAAATGTTGTCCCGTCAGAGGTGTGAGCCGCTGTACAAATCCATAAACCTGCACCATACTTTACTACATCATTTACTTTATATCTAGTTGTAGTTGCCCAATCACCTTTAGGAGCAATACCTTCATTAAACTCCTCCCAATTTGCAATATCGGCTTCTAAACCATCTGAAGCAAGTGCTTGAGATGTATGTCCGGCTGTTGCAATAAATGCTTTTCCTCCATATGACACTACATCATTGATTTTATATCTTGTGTTTGTCGCCCAGGCACCCTTCCAGTCAATGCCTTGTGCAAAATTTGTCCAATTTGCTTGGTTTGCTTCGAGTCCTAGAGCACTTGTTGCGGCAGATGTGTGAGCAGTTGTAGCAATGTACAAGTTTCCGCCATATTTAACAATATCATTTAGAGCATAAAATGTATTAGTTGTCCAATCGTCTTTCCACGTTTGACCGTCTGTTAATAGATTCCATCTTGTTGGAGCAAAGTCTAAGTCAGTATAAAAACTACTGTCTGCTGTATGTCCAATAACACAAATGTATGTACGACCTCCGTATCGTATTACATCATCTTGATAGTATGTAGTGCCACCTGCCCAGTCGCCCTGCCATACAAATTTAATTCTACCTAATCTAAATTCTGCCATTTTATGCTCCGTATGCTCCGAATTTGTAGTATTTATTCATTTTTTTAAACTATGTCATTAAATGAATTGAAAAATACTGTTTGCGCAAGAATCGATCCATTTATACTTGCACCGCTTCCGCTAAAGTCTACTTGTACAGGAAACACCAATTGTTGTCCTGTAGTTGTTGCAATCTGGCTAGGACCAACCCTAACAACACCTGCAACAAAACTTGCTGTTAATAAATCTGCACCACCAACGTTTAGTCTGTTAGTTAAGTACGCTTTGATTGCTCTTTGTGTTGGTACAATGTTATTAGAATCCTCAGTAAAGAACGGATCTTTACTAAATTCTCTAATTACTGTTCCAGAACCACCTACTCTAATACCACCTAGTGCTAATTCAGTCAAACCGTCTAAGTCAAAGAAGTCTGCACTAATAGTAACAATACCAGTTGCCTGCTCAACTGCAAACAGTTCACCAACCCTAAAGTTACCATCTTGGTCTGTACTAGTGTAAAATACTCTTCCACCGTCGAGTTCTACAACTTCATTTTCAGGTGCATCAAAATAATCACCTGTTGCATATAAAGTTGGATAGTTAGTCTCTTCAAAGTTACCTGTTCCTATATCTAAGAAATCGTGACCTGTAATTCTACATTGACTGTATCTTTCTCTAATTTCTAAAGTTGTATCGTGATCATATGTAAGTTCTTTATTAAATGTAGGTGATATTCTAATTTTTGCAGTTAAACCTCCATCAACCTCTGTGCGTAACAGTTCAATCGTAACTGCTCTGTGAATTTGACTTTCAGCAGTTACGGGTGAAAATCTTAGTTGAGCACCAGGTCCTGGTAATCTAGTTAATCCACTAATTGTAATGAATCGGCCTTCCGGATATATATCTGCAAATCCGTTTCCTATAATTTCTACAGTTGTTGTACTAGATTTATATGATTTACCTCTTCCAGTAAATGTAGGTTGACCTAGTACACCATTACCTACCCTTAAATCTATAAATGCATCACTTGTTTGATTAGCATCAATTATTTCATAAGTTGGAGCAGAAATATATCCGCTTCCTACATCCCACATTCTAATCTCTGAAATTCTTTGACCTTCAACAATAGCTCTACCTTGAGCTCTTGCTCCAGCTCTAATTCTATTTGTAACACCAGTTAATTCATTAGCAACTGCAATCCAATAAGGATCTATGTCTGTTATTGATTCTTCGATGTTTTCGGGTCTACCATAAGTTATAGCCTTCCATTTTAATGACGAAGCTAACGTTCTGCTTTCCCAAACTATTCCATCAACTGACGTTGCCGCATAGTTAGTTCTACCTCCAACCGGAGGTGCATCGTCACCTATGCTTACTCCTTCAGCATCGCAAACTGCAAAGAAAATACCATTTCCGTATTTTACACTTCTCCAATTAAATGCTGTAGAACCGTCTTGGCTTGGCATAATTGCTCCGTACCATGTAACTCCGTCCCAACTATATCTAACATCGCCTTGAGTGCTAATTGCAAGGAATCTGTTATTACCATGTTCAACTGCTATCCAATCTGCTTGTGTACTATCTTCAGCAGTATCTAAAGAACTTTGTGTCCATGTCCAGGTATCTGTTTCAGCATTATAATCTCCGATTGCAACTGCACTATTACTTCTTCCTACTGCTACCCATTTATTTCCGCCGTAGGCAATATCTGCCCAAACACTTTGAGTACTATCTCCTACTGTAGGTAATGTCACTGATGACCAAGTTGCTCCGTTATTTGTGCTATATGCCGCATCGTTGGATTCTTCTGATATTGCAACAAAAACTCCATTACCATAATTTACTTTTGTCCAGTTTTGATTTACAGGTAATGTCGATGTTGTCCAATCTTCTGCATTTCTTGAATAAAATACATTAGTACCAGATTTAACTAATACAAATGCTGTACCGCCTGCGGCAATACTATTCCAACTTCCTGTTTCAGGTAGCACAATATTATTCCATTCACTACCATCTAAAGATATTGTAGCAACTTGTCCAGAATTTGGTAAAGCAATATAATATCCGCTTTGTCCTAATCCTTCATATCTAAATTGAGTAATGCTGTCTGTACTATCATCGGTTGTTGCTTCTACATAAATTTTAATATCATTCTGTCCATCAAATCCGCCGACCTGTGAACCTGAAATTGTAATTATGTCGCCTACTGCGTATCCTTGTCCTGAACTACTTAGTGATACTGTGTACTCTCTGCCGTCTTTAGTTACGTTAAATGCCGCATCTTCTGCAACTGCATCACCTTCTAATGTACCATTTTTATTTCCTGTACCCTGAATTGCTAAGAAACTTTGGAAGGTTTCGCCATATGTAATATCTTGCCATGTAACACTGATAGGAGCACTTTGCACCTCTGCAGAAAATGTAGGTTCACTAAACACAGGTCTAGGTTCTATTCTATAAGCAGTACTTGTTGTAAGAACTTCTGTTATAGGCCAACCTGGTACTAAATGATCCCAACCTGGTTGATTGTCACTTTCTCTATATACTGTAATAAGTTTTTGCAAAGGATTGTAATCTTGAATATATCCATATTGACCTGTACCTTCACCTGAAGTAATAATAATTCTAAGTCCTAAAACTTCTTCTTTAGTAAACTCTGAACTAGAGGCAACTGTGATAGTAGTTGTGTCACCTTCTTGTGCGTTGTTACCTGTTAAGAAAAATCCAAAACCACCTTCTAAACTACTGTCTTCAGCTCTTAATATTCTTGATTCAAAAATTGCTTTGTCTCTAAAATCTTCTTGTACTACTTCTACACCAGTACCTGATGCAACAATATTATAAGATGCTTCTGTATACTCTTGTCCTGCATTTTCCATTTCAAATATAAAGACTTCGTCATTTCTTTCACCTGCAAAAGCGTTTGCAACTTGTGCTTGGTTGTCTCTATTGTTTAGTGTTGCAGATTGAGGAGTTTCGTTAGGATCATTTCCTTGCGCTAATGCACCGATATCTCCATATGAACAGTTACCATTTGTCGCACGTATAATTCCGCCTGCTTCTGCAAAGTAACCAATTTGGGCATAGTATGTAAACACAGAAACAAGTTCTGCTCTACCATTATTTGTTACCCATGCACCAATACCATCACTCAATACCTGCGTAAAGTCATTACTTGTAATAGATTTATTACCGCCGTTATGTAGAGCGCCATCTATTTTTTGTCCTACACATGCTGTACCAAAAGTTGTTACGTTTTGAATATAAGGTGATCTATTCATAATCCATTGTCTACTGTCGTCAACACCCCAGCCTGGATCAAGTGATACATATGAGCCACCAGTTGGTCTTTGATATACTTCAAAAGATACCGGAGGATTTAAACTGCCGGTTAACCCTTTTACAGTGCAGTTTCTTAAACCTGTAGTATCTCTACAATAGAACATATCTTCTAAAGACGAACCTGTTATACTATTAGCATATCTTCTACCTGCTAAGACTACTTCGTAATTACTACTATATTCATAATCTTTAGCTAATAATAAAATGTATTCATGAATGAAAGTTCTGTATTCATGAACATCGTATTGTCCTGCCCAAGGAGATGCCGCTAAAAATGCCATCACTTCATCTAATATAAATGTTTTATTAGCATTAAAAATCCTTAAAGCATTTATAAAATTTTCATCTGTGATTTTATCTAACGAGCCTCTTATTACTGGATCTGTTGGACCGCTGTTTGCAATAAAATTAATTTTACTGATTGTGTTAGCAATCAATGTTTGGAATTCTTGTGCCGCTTCAACTGAAGATGCTATAGGTTGATCTTCCGTGTAAGACGATTCGTATATTTCGTTTTCGTCTGCATCATATTGCGGAGGATCGTATGATACATTTACGGTTACAGTATCTTTTACAATAGTCTGTGTTGTAGTATTTCCCGAACTTGTTGTAACTGTAGTTTGCGCAACCAATGCTTCTATAATATCTGAAATCCTATCAATTGCATCTATACGTATCCCTCTATCTGAAGCAGGTACTGTCTCTGCAGGACATGCTTCTATAACTGTTGCTCTTAGTTCATCACCAATCACCGCTGTTTGCTTAGGTATTGATATCGGCAATGCTTCTTTATAAGTTCCTGTAGCAACATAAATTGAGGTTGTTCCGTCAAAGCCATCGTCGGCTCTTCTACATGCAAATCCTACAGTTCTGTATGGCTTGTAATAACTTCCAGCATCTTCTTGATCAAAATCATCTATGCCGTCTGATGCTACGAATATTGTCCTATCAACATCTCCGAAGTTTCTGTATGCAACTGTATCATCGTTGCCCACTGTCAAAACTTTACCAAAACTATCTAATCTTACACCTGTAGGTCCTACAGTACTGCCGTCGTTGAGTATACCTCTCGAATAGTTATATGTAAGTAAATCGCCTCGCTGATTCATTCCTACATTAGGACCTTCTAAAATTAATAAGTCCCAATACTCAAATCCGCTTCCGCTATCTCCAGGAAAATTACTAGGAAAATCTGGATTGTCATCTTCGCCATAACTTGATATGTGTTGAGTGTTACATTTCCATGTACTTCCTTCAAATGTTACAACATCTCCGACAAAGTAAACTATGTTTTCTAGCCAACCACTTTTCCATGCTTGGCCTTCTAGTATAAGATTCCAGTAAGTATTGTCTAAGTAATCGTCAGTACTACCATCACGTTGCGTGTCTTCCTGTGCTTGGTAAAGTTGTCCGCCTCTTATAACAATGTCGCCTGTCTTATATAATGTATCGGGTTGCCATTCTCCTTTTACATTGTTACCTTTAATTAAAATTTCCCAGTCTGGACTTCCAGGACTAAGCGTGTAATCGTCACTAGGCGATCTATTAACATTATTTGTTAATGCTCTAAACACATATCCGCCGTTGACTACTGTATCACCAACTGCATAATATGTGTTAGTGTCCCAATTGCCTGCATATTTTAAACCATGGAATTCCGTTTGAAATTTTGTTGCGTCTAAATTTGCACCAGCAGTATATCCAGTAATGCAACGTAAAACTGAACCACCATATTCTACTAAATCATTTGCACGATATCTTACACCAGGAGTGTATGTTCCTGCATACTCAACGCCAGAAAATACTATAGTCCACTTAGACTGATCATTTTCTAATCCTAAGTCTATACTTGCAGACGTATGTCCTGTGTTACACCTATAAATGATTCCATTATATTTTATTAGGTCGCCTATGCCATATCTTGTACTTTCGTCCCAGTCACCTTTCCATGCACTTCCTGATACATATGTTTCCCAACGAGATGCATCTAAATCTGTATCAAAAATACTATCTGAAGTATGGTTGTCTGTACAAAGATAAAGTATACCCCCGTAGAATACAAGTTCGCCAATACCGTATGCATTATCTGGACCCCAATTGCCTCTAAAGCCATAACCATCTGTCATTTTAGTCCAAGACGGAGTTGGTTGTGTATCGCCTACATTTTCTAAATAATCTTGATCTGCTTCAAATGTTGTTGCAGTGTGTACTCGTGTACAAGTCCAAGAAGAACCACCGTACTGTACAACATCATCTCTGTTATATTCGCGTCCTGTAGTCCAAGGACCTCTCCAAATATATCTAAATCTTTCTAAATTAAACTCTGGCATCTATAACTCCTTAATATCCTGGTCCAGATAGTCCTTCAGGATATTCATAGTCTTCACTTAGTCTTTGAATAAACTGTCCTGTTGCATGATCAATATAATATGTAAGATATCTACCGTCCCATCTGTATTGAGGATATCTTAAATTATCGTATTCAATTTGATGCTGAGGATCAATGCCTGCTAAAAAGTCAATGCCTTCCTCAAAATCATTATAATTTCCTTCTGGCTCACCTAGATCATTTATTGTAATAACATTATCATCGCCAAACTTTAATTGATCTGATCTTACTAAAAATAGCTCGCCGTCATTATTTCTACGCAAACCGTAAAAATATCTTTTTGCAAAACCGTCAATTACGTCTGTTGGACCTGTACCTATATAATAACTCATTATGTAATCTCCACGTAACTAACAATAACATCAACAGAATCATCTAAACTAGATCTAACAAGTAATCTATTGCTAGGTGCTAATACTAATTTTTCACCTGTACTTACTGCTCTCAAACTTGATCCTGCTGGTAAAATTGAATCTTTTAAATAATAACCTGAAACACTTGTGTCGTCTTCTACGATAACATCTACATATAAAAATTTATCTGTTAGATTTGTAAAACTTAAACCTAACACTGTTACCCTAGTTGTAGGTAAAGTTTCGTAGATCAGCACCGGTTGTGTACCACAACTTTTAATTACTGTATTTTTTAATAGTGTTGCCATTTCTCATTATCCAAATATTAATACTTTTTCTATTGCAATGTCCTCTGCATCTGCAAAACTAATACCGCCAGACGCACCTGCAACTGACACCCAACTTGTTCCATCATACAACTCAACCCTTTTATCCGATGTATTATATCTAACCATCCCTGTTACACCTGCAGGTCTTGTTGCATTATCCCCTACCGGTAAAACAATACCATAAGGATCTGCAAACTCTACATAACCAGTTCCTGTTGTAATAAAACTTGTATTAGAACCAGATACTGTATTAGTAATTGTATTATCTTTAAATCCAAAGTTTTCAAATACTACACTACCTGTCCCGTTTGCACTAAACTGTAAATCAGTGTTTGCTGATACTGTACTTATCATATTACCGTCAAGCTGGACGTCATCAACGATTACTTTTGGAGCTGTCATCTGTTGTCCGTCTATAGTTACTATAGTGCTTCCTGCAACATCAAATCTAATAGTATCATCATTAGCCCCAGGTGTTAATTCTGCTGTAACTTTAGTATTCCCGTCTGCGTCTTGTACACCGTCTAATCTTATCCAATTACTACCATTGTAGCCTTCAAAAATACTATTTTCATTATTAAATCTAATTTGACCAGCTACTGGCGTTGGGCGTTGTGAAATATCA